CACCGCGCCAAAAGCCCGCGCCGAAACAGCTCCGGATGGCTTGCCAAACCAGCCTGGCCCCTATATAGACCGTCGCCACCACCCGTTCGCCTACACGGATGGCCGTCACCTCTTTGTTTCCAACACTTATCATACCTATTCCTCCTCGTAAATCAGGTAAATGGTCTTGCCGTCCTTTTCCGGGAGACTCTCAAAGTCTTCCTCGGTCATCTCCTTATGTTTGTAACCTTGGGCTATCGCGTCCTCGGCCTTCTTCGCGGCCGCCTCCGCCTTTGCCGCCGATTCACCCGCGGTTTGGATAGCTTTCTTTGTCTCCTGGGTGGCCGCTTCCATTTTCGGGGCCAGTTCCTCCACCCTTTCGGCCGCCGCGATGGCCCTTGTCGCCGCGTCATCGGCCGATTTGGTGAGCAAATTGATAGGAACGCTCACCAGCTTGTCTCCTTTCTGTCCCGGTAGGGACTTTACCCCGCTCAGCGAGCCGACCGTCTCAAGGGATTCGACACTCTTCGATTCCGCCTTGATCGCCTCCAAAACCTGGGCGATATCCGATTCTGTCAGTGCCATGTCAAACCCCTCCCTCTATCAGTTCATAAACCTGGCCGTAACCGCCGGCCGTCAGGCTCTCGCCGCACACCTCCTTGATAAGCGTACCCTCCTCGGTGGTGATCTCAAGGATCCCACCGCCTTGGATGATACGCTGGCACAGGACGTAAGCCTTGAACTTCTCGTCACGCCCCACGGGCTTGTCCTTCCCGTAATTGAACAGGGCCTCCGCCACGGCGGTGGCGACGTTGTCACCGTCAAGCTCGTTCCCTTTGAACCCCCTGAATCTCCTGTTTAAGTCAACTTTCATATTCTTTGGTTTTAAATGTTTATTCTCCTGTATAGCCGACAATGATGCCGCCCCTCACGATAAGGCGGATCTTGTCAAGGTCGGGATTTTCCGACATGCCGCCACCCCAGTTCACTCCCTCGTTATACACGTATGTACCGTCGGAATTACGGCTCTTGATGTACCGGAACCCTTTCGACGCGCAAACATCACTTATCAATCCGTTACCGGTGTCCCTTACATCTACCGGACCGACAAAGAACCCGGCATAGGTCATACCGCTGGCCGGATAGGTCAAGGGGCCTGTCGACGCGTATATGGCGGCCCCGCCGGAGGTCGCCCCGACCGACTTCACGCCGAACCGCCCGTCGGTGGCGCCATTGAAGGCCACGTCCACGATCCCCTCCGTCGAGGAGCTCGAGACCCCCAGTTTCAAACTCCGGGAATCGTTACCGAAATAATCGCGGCTCTTCCAATACAAGCGGCCGGACTCGATGGTGAAGCCGCCTATCTTGCCTTTATCGGCCTTGACGGTCCCGCTGACGTTCGCGTTCCGGGTCTCGATGCTCCCGTCCGTGAGGACCTTGAAATAGCCGTTCGCCGTAACAAGCCCCTCCAGCTCGATCTGGTCGGCCCGGATGGTGACACCGGAAACAAGGTCCCCGAACTCGTCACGCTTGACATAGACCTTCAAATCCGCGCTCTTGACAAGACCGTTGTCGCTCACCCCTTGGGCGAACAGCTTGGAAAAATCAGCGGTCGTCACCAGGCCAGACTTGTTCTTCAGGCTTCCGTCAGCGTTGAAACGCTCGGATATGAGCCTGTTGTACTTCGATGTCGTAATGATGGATGACCCCTCCAGCACGTTACCGTCCTTGTCGAAATTCGCCGCCGCGATCTTGATCATCTTGTCCGACTGCTCGAAGAACGTGGCGTACTTATATGCCAAGGCATCCGTCCGGTCTGTCGAGAATACCAACAGGGACACTTGGATGACACCCGTGAACGACAGCTTGAAGTCACCCGTCCCGTTCCACAATCCGGAATGGTTGAGTACCTTTTCCCCGCCGACCGGCAAATCACCGTCGTAAGCGAACATATTGAAGTTCTCGAATCCCGCCTTATTCCCGTTCACGAACTCGATACGAAGATGGCCGGCTTCGATCACCTTGTAATGGAAGGACAGGTAGACATAGCCCGGAATGCGAAGCCCGTCCCCGTTCAACTCCTTGAAATCGGGGATCGTGCGGAAATCTCCGTTCTTCTGCATGATGTAGCTGTTCGTTATCCTGACGTAAGGAACCTTGCCGGTCTTTACGACCTCCACGTTGCCGTTCTCGCTCGATGACAACAGTTTGTTACCGGCAAGTATCCACTTGCCGCCGAAAGTCAGGAACGCGGCCTTGTACCCGCTTATCCATTTACTCATCCCCTCGGTAAACGTGGTGTTATCGAAAAAGCTCTGCTCCTCCCTCACCTCGTCGCGCAGACCCTCCACGGCTGATTGTATCTTACCCTCCGTAATTTCAAATTTCGTCAGGATATCCTCGCCGGTCATGAGGACGAACGTACCTTTCAAATATACGTTGTCGCCATAGAGACCGTTCCCGTGTGGTTGGCTATTCGCCGGGAAAGCGCTGTCCTTGATACCGTCAAGATTACCCACCCGGCAGCGCAAACAGCCGTTGAAGTTTTTCGCCATCACGCCATCCAGTATGTCAACACGTGGCTGGCCGTCCTCGGTGGCCGATATGCTGATCAGGTTCTGCCGGAGCGGGTTTTCCGTGTTACCCATCAACACGCACTCATCACCCGCCTTCGGTTCCGTCCCGCCAAACTCCCTCTGGGGTACCGTTATCCCTTCCATGTCGCCTTCCGACACTTCCACCCAGTAGCCCCGAATCTCCGCCCCCGTAAAAACGGCACAGCGCATCAGGTCGTGCGCCACGAATGTGTTCTCCTGCTCAAAGGTGATACGGTAATTGTTGCCCTCCTTGGTCACGGTCTTAATCTTTCCATTAGCAGCGGAAACGACTAACTGACCACCCACGCTACGCACCTTCTCGATCAGCAGTTCCATAGCGACCAGCGTCTGGCGGACGGTGATCTTGTCAATCGTAAGGTTGCTGAGTCCCGTTATTTTATCTATCCATAACTGCCAGCCCTCGCCGAACATACCGTCCACGAAACGGGTACTGCGGAGCAATTCCCGGATAACAGCCGTCAGAAACTCGGCGTTCCCGTCGCCGTCAACATTGCCTCCGGATTCACCGGCTTTGTAATTGCCAAAATAAACCCCTTTCAAAAAACCGATCACCTCGGCTGCGGTATCCCGATGGCGTTTGCTTAGGAACTCCCTCTGGCTTCTTTTCGCAGAGAAAAGGTTGTTGTCCGTGGGCAGAGTGTTGTCGAAGCTCCGGATAATATCAGGAAGCCCGGAACTTTCGGCCTTGGCTTTCGTATAGCTTTTCAATTCCCCGATACTGTCGTTTACCCTGTCGAATTTCGATACCTGCAGGGCGTCGCTGATCTCCAGGTCCATCTCTCCGGGAAGGTTTACCCTGCGGGTGATCTTCGTAATGCGGCTCCTGCGGTAACCGTCTTTCGGGAAATACTCCGAGCTCTCCAATTTTACGCGCCGGCCGACAAACAGATCGGCCTCCTGCTGCTCGATCCACACATGATCGGTCGGAGCCTTGTAAGCGGCGATATCCAGCCAGTGGTCCTTGTTATAGTCATCGACGGCTTTCTGGAACTCCTCCTCTGCCAGCCGGTAATATTTGTCCGGCATCCGGATGTTCCAAAGGACATAGGTGTCCCCGGCCTTCGGGACGAGCTTGCCGCCCGGAAGCTGCGTGTCATCGCCGTAAGGCCAGATCGTGATGATCTCAAACTCGCGGGTGGCGCTATCGAAGTTCACCTCGAAATAATGATCGTCCCCCTCTCCCAGCCCGGAAAGGTCACCGCTCTGGAAGGAGACGCGTTTCGTCTCACCGGCCAGTTCATAATCGTTAGGATCGAAATCCATCCCGCCATCCTTGAAGTAATAGACGGTAAAGGTCTTACCCTCCTCATTCGTCACCTCCTCACTGCGGACACTGCTTACCGTGCCCACCCGCCGGGGATAGATATCGCTGAAGGCGGCCTGTTCGTAGTGGTCATAGATACCGTACTCGTCCACGCCCACCTCCACGTACTTCTTTTTTCCGGGAAGCATCAGACGGGGGCTGCCGTACTTCCCGGCGTCGATGTTCCGGCTGCTCCCGATCGGGAAAAGGCGCGTGTAGAACTTCGCCGTATTACTCGTATCCCGCTCCAGGGAGGTCAGCCCCTTGCCGTAGCCCAGCGTGATCTCTTCCCCGCTCTCGCAGCGGCACACGTTCACCGTCTGCCCCTCGATCCACCACTCGGCCTTGCCTCCCACCTTGCCGGCGATCTCCTTCAAAGCCTGGTCGCAGTACATGCCCTCATAGTCGATCACGATAAGATCGGTACCGTCCACCTGCCCCACCTTCCAGTCGGTAATGTTACCCATGCCGTCGTTGATGGCCTTCACCACCATCGCCACATGGTCCCGCGGCGTGGCCGTCAATGTAAACAGGGGATTGGTGTCGCCGTCCGTTGTCTCCAGCACGAGAAAACGCCTGATCAGGCTCTCGATACCGTACAGCTTCAGGTTATACTCCCACTCGCTCCCGCTTTTCTCTTTCGGGGTGTACCGCTCCGTCAGCCAGTACCGCTCGCCCATGTAGTCCGTGAAGTCGCCTACATCAAGGGGAATATGGGCATAATGCGTGAAGGAGAGCGCCAGCACGTTGTCGCCCTGCACCTCCTTGCTCTGCGTCGAACTGTCACTTGCAGCCACATCCGCACGCTTGGCCCCGGATTTATCGTATATCGTTAGAAGCATATTCGAATCGTCTTTGAATGGTTATATAATCGGTACCGGCTCGCGGAACTTCACCTTGAATTTCCCGGCGTGGACCCCTTCCTTCCACAAATAGGTCAGCGGAGTGAACTTCGGACTGTCCGTGTATTTCACGTGCAGGGTCAGATCGAGCTGGGGAAACGCGATGTCGAGCCACCCGTCCTTCCCTTTCTTCAGGAAATTGATGAACGCGAAGTATTTCCGCAGCCATCCCTCCTTTGTCTTGTTATACAGGGCAAAGTGCAGCGTCACGTCACGCGCCTCGTTCCTCGGGGTAAGGACCGCGCTGTATTTCTCCCCGTCCTCCTCCCGTATGTCCACGGCCGTCTCCTTCTTCGTCTTGCTCGGGGTCAGGATCGCCGAGAGGTTATCCATGCCACCGCGCCGGTCCTCCACCAGGAACACGCCGTATTCCGTCCAGATGTCCGTGCCGTTCACCAGCACCAGCCCGCCCAATATATCTGCCATGTCATTTCACTTTTAGTCCGTCACGTATCATTTTCTTTATCTCATCCTTTATCTCGCCCAGGTGGCCGGCACTTACACCCGTGTTCTCAGCGATGCGGGCCAGGTGGCCCTCGGCCGTGTCCATCTTCTCCACCACGCTTTCCAGCCGGTCGTCCATGCTCGACCAATGTTGCAAACCGCCGGTAAACATCCCCTCCAGCTTCGTGCCCTGGTCATACGTCATGGCCGTGTAGCCGCCCGCTTTCGCGCTTTGACTGGTGCCGCCGGCTTCGGTCTTGTCGTAGCCCGTGGCCGCCGCCAGGTTGTCACGCAGGGCAAGGGCTTCATCCATATACTGCATGTACTCTTCCATCAGCGCGTTCCGTTCCGCCTCGGTCAGTTCGTTGTCCTCCATGGCCTTGCCGAACTTCTCCCACCAGCCTTTCAATTTCTCGCTATACAGCTCGCCTATCTTGTTACTCAGCATGGCTTTCATAAAGTACTCGGATATATCCTCCGCCGCATCCTTGGCACCGTACTTCATGTTCATCAGGTTGTCGATGAAGCTGCTGTACATACCATCGAATGAAATGCCCGTCAGCCCTTCATACAGCTGGTCGGTCAGTTCCTCCAGCTTGCCGGCCTGGTCTATGTAGTCATCCAGCTTCTCGGTCAGTCGCCCGCCATAGCCGCCCTTACCGGTATTCTGTATCTGCGTCCACATGTCCACATTGCTGCGCAGCGCCTTCATCTCCTCCGGGCTCAGGCTCCACAGGTTCCCGTCCCACTGGCGGCCAATCTGTCCGCTCAGTTTGTCTATCTGTGCCTGGCTGAAACCACCCCAGTAGTAGTTCCACGAGTGGTGGCTTTTGCTGTAGCGTGCCTGTTCCTGCGCTATCTGCAGATAGTTTGCATTCGTCTCTTTCTGGTATTTGTAAGCATCCCGGTAAGCTTCCACCGATTTAGTCCCCTTGCTTGCCTTGATGGTATCGGTCAGGTCCTCAATGGAGGTCTGCAGTTTCTCGTTCCGGTCTGTAAGGCGGTCTATAGCCGCCTGCACTTCCCTGGCGTTTCCGTCGATGCCGAACAGTTTGTTGAAACCTCCGAAAGACACCGTGTTCAGCAATCCCCCGATACCTTTCACAAGGGAACCGCCTATCTGTTTGAACAGGTCTCCGCTGAGGATATTGTCGAGTATTCCGGTTATCGCATTGAAAATGGTGTCTATCAATGATGAGATAATCGGGCCAATACCGTCTTTCAGCAAATCCAGTATGGAGAGAATGGCCGATATGATCTGCCCGATGACTCCGGCACTTGACAGGGTCTCGGACATCTGACTGATGGCATCACCGACCTTGCCTCCGATATTCAGTTTTGACAGACCGGTAAGCATATTCTGGATTCCTTCAAATGATCCCTGCAAGGTTCCGCTTGCAAAGCCGTGCAATCCGTTGGATACCATGTTCAACCCGTCAACCGTGTCCCGGGAGGCACTTTTCACCTCCCCGGCAAGCACCTTCATTTCAGAGGTGGCGTTCAGGTATTCTTCGTCAGCTGAAGCACTGGACGATTGGGCCGTTTGAAGAGCGATTTTGGTACGTTCTATTTCTGCCTGGTTACCGCTTTCAAGAGCCTTGTTGTAATCGGTCTGCGCCGCTTTTAACCGGGCGAATGCCGCTTCCTGCTGCAGTTCCGCATTTTGCACACGTGTTACGGCATCCCCCAAAGCGTGCATCTGCGTTTGTAACCGGGCAAAATCCAATGTACCGTTACCACCGGGAAGCATGCTTTGAATACGTTCAATGGCATCGTAGACGACCTGCTGGTCTGCGGCTCCCGTTTTTTTGAACTCATCCGTCTTGACATACTGTTTAAGCTCGCCAAGCAGGTTCTTCATCTGGTCTGCAAGCAGGCCTGTCAAATCCCCGAATGCTGCTCCCCAGTCTATCTTTTGGGTCAGAGCTTCCATATCCACTTTATGCACAGCCGCATCACGCTGTTTCTCCAAAGTCAGCCTTTCACCCTGGGACTGTGCCTTGCGGATTTTCTCGGCATATTCTTCAGCGATGGCCAGTTTCTGTTGCTGGAAGGTCCCGTATTCCTTCAGATAGTCACGCATGGCTTCCGCCTCTTCCCTGTACACGTCCGCCTCCGCTTTTTTCCGGGACGCGGTGTTTGAGGCAC